CAGGGGCCGCCGCAGGACTGGCGGGCCTGGGTGCTGGCGGACCGGACGGTGCAGGGCGCCGGCCCGGCGGGCTGGGCGCGGGCGGCGATCGCGGCGATGGAGGACTTTGGCGCCGAACGGCTGGTGGCCGAGGTGAATCAGGGCGGGCAGCTGGTGGAGGAGGTGCTGCGCCAGGTCGATCCGCTGGTGCCGGTGCGCGCGGTGCGGGCGAGCCGGGGCAAGATCGCGCGGGCCGAGCCGGTGGCGGCGCTCTATGAACAGGGGCGGGTGCGGCACCTGGCCGGGCTGGACGCGCTGGAGGACCAGATGGCGCTGATGACGGCGCGGGGATTCGAGGGGGCCGGGTCGCCCGACCGGGTCGATGCGCTGGTCTGGGCGCTGCACGAGTTGATCATCGCCCCGGCGGCGCAATACCGGCGGCCGCGTTTGCGGGCATTGTGAAAGGGGGGCACTTGCGCCCTTGCGGGAGCCTTTGTCATCCCCGCGCAAGCGGGGACCTCCCGATGCAAGGTGTCCCACTGGGAGAGATCCCCGCCTGCGCGGGGATGACAGCCGACAGGGCGTCCTTGGCCTGTTGCGCGGGCTGCGCGCGCTCCGTTTCCGGCTTGTTTCCGACCCGCTGTCATAACCGCCTCAACCAAGCCGGGCGGGGGTGCCGCCGGGGCCGGACAGAGGAGCAACGGGACATGGCATTCGATTTCCTGCGGCGGGGCACGGCGGGCAAGGCGCCGGAGCGCAAGGCCAGCGCGACCGGGCCGGTGGTGGCCTGGCACAGTGCGGGCCGGGTCGCCTGGAGCCCGCGCGACGGGGCCTCGCTGACGCGCAGCGGGTTCATGGGCAACCCGGTGGGCTATCGCGCGGTGAAGATGATCGCCGAGGCCGCCGCCGCGCTGCCGCTGGTGTTGCAGGACCGGGCGCGACGGTTCGAGACGCATCCGCTGCTGGACCTGATCGAGCGGCCCAACCCGGCGCAGGGGCGGGCGGAACTGCTCGAGGCGCCGTATGCGCACCTGTTGCTGACCGGGAACGGCTATGGCGAGGCGGTGGCGGGCGAGGCCCTGCCGCGCGAGCTGCACGTGTTGCGGGCGGACCGGATGCGTGTGGTGCCCGGCGCCGATGGCTGGCCGGCGGCCTATGAATACGCGGTCGGCGCGCGCAAGCACCGGTTCGACGTGACCGGGCCGCTGTCGCCGCTGTGCCATATCCGCAATTACCACCCGCAGGACGATCATTACGGGTTCGCGCCGATGCAGGCGGCGGCGATGGCGGTGGATGTGCACAACAGTGCCTCGCGCTGGTCGAAGTCGCTGCTGGACAATGCGGCGCGGCCCTCGGGGGCGCTGGTCTGGCGCGGCGACGGACAGGGCGGGCTGGGCGACGAGCAGTTCCGCCGGCTGTCGGCGGAGATCGAAGAGAATTATCGCGGCGCGCGCAATGCCGGGCGGCCGATGGTGCTGGAGGGCGGGCTGGACTGGAAGCCGATGGGATTTTCGCCCAGCGACATGGAGTTCCAGCAGACCAAGGAGGCCGCCGCGCGCGAGATTGCGCTGGCCTTCGGGGTGCCGCCGATGCTGCTGGGGATTCCGGGGGACGCGACCTATGCCAATTACCAGGAGGCGAACCGCGCCTTTTACCGGCTGACGGTGCTGCCGCTGGCGACACGGGTGGCGGCGGCGCTGGCGGACTGGCTGGCGCCCCGTTGGGACGCGGCGGCGGTGCTGAAACCCGACCTGGACCAGGTGCCGGCGCTGGCCGCCGAGCGCGAGGCACAGTGGAGCCGGGTGGCAAAGGCGGATTTCCTGAGCGAGGCGGAGAAACGGGCGCTGCTGGGGCTGCCGCCGCGGCGCGACCCGGCGCGGCCGGAGGCGGAGGCGTGACCCGGCCCGACCTGCCGCCGTTCGAATGCGTGCCGGGCTTGCGCCTGGCTGCGCATGAGCGGGTGAGCGCGGTGCATCACGAGAATGTCTGTCGCCGGTTGGAGCGGCTGGAACAGGCGATGGAGCGGCTGGAGCGGCGGTTGTGGCTGACGGTTTACGGGGTGGTGGCGATGATCCTGGCGCAGGCGTTGCAATCGGTCCTGTCGGCGGGCGGCTGAGCGGGCCGCGCGCAGGATGAAATTCGAGGAGATGGGAATGAACCAGGGCATCGAGACCGGGCTGGAGACCAAGTTCGCGCGCTTTGGCGACGGGCTTGCGGTGAGCGGAGAGGCCGAGATCGCGGGCTATGCCAGCCTGTTCGACCGGCCCGACCAGGGTGGCGACGTGGTGGCCAGCGGGGCCTATGCGGGTGCGCTCAAGGCACTGGCGGCGCGGGGGCAGACGGTAAAGTTCCTGTGGCAGCATGATCCGGCCCAGCCGATCGGCGTCTGGGAGGAGCTGCGCGAGGATGCGCGCGGGCTCTGGGTCAAGGGGCGGCTGTTGCAGGGCACGCAGAAGGGGCGCGAAGCCGCCGCGCTGGTGGCGGCGGGGGCGCTGGACGGGTTGTCGATCGGCTATCGCACCAAGCGGGCGGAACGGCGGACCGGGGGCGGGCGGCTGTTGACCGAACTGGAGCTCTGGGAGGTGTCGCTGGTGACCTTCCCGATGCTGAGCGGGGCGCGGGTGGCGGCCAAGCGGGCGGCGACCGACGCCCCCATGCAGGAGTTGGCGGCGGTGTTTCGCAGCGCGCGGCAGGAGCTGGCGCGGCGTGGGCCGGCCAATGGCGATCCCGAGAACAGGAGGAATGAATGAGCGATACGAGCTTTCCGGCCATGGCCGGAGCGGAGGCGCCCCTGATGCAAGAGGTGAAGGGGTTTTTGCGTGAAATCAGTGGGTTTCGCGATGAAATTCAAACAAAACTTGAACAAACGGAAGAGCGACTGACCATGTTGGATCGGAAATCGCACCCGGCGGCCCGGCCGCCCCTGTCCCTGGCGGCCGAGCCCGCCGCCCCCCACCGCAAGGCGTTCAACGCCTACCTGCGCAGCGGCGACGACGATGCGCTGCGCGGGCTGGAACTGGAGGGCAAGGCGATGTCCACGGCGGTGAACAGCGACGGCGGCTACCTGGTGGACCCGCAGACGGCAGAGGCGGTGCAGTCGGTGTTGTTGTCGACCGCGTCGATCCGCTCGATCTCGGCGGTGGTGCATGTGGAGGCGACCTCTTACGACGTGCTGATCGACCACGGCGAGGTCGGCATCGGATGGGCCACCGAGAGCGGGTCGGTCAGTGAAACCGACACGCCGCAGATCGACCGGATCACCATTGCGCTGCACGAGTTGAGCGCGCTGCCCAAGGCGAGCCAGCGGTTGCTGGATGACAGCGCCTTTGACATCGAGGGGTGGCTGGCCGGGCGGATCGCCGAGAAATTCGCCCGCGCCGAGGCCGATGCCTTTGTCAACGGCGACGGCATAGACAAGCCGACCGGCTTTCTGACCCATACCAAGATCGCCAACGCGTCCTGGACCTGGGGCAAGCTGGGCTATGTGGTCACCGGGGCTGCCGGCAGCCTGCCGGATGCCGATCCGGTGGTCGAGCTGGTCTATGCGCTGGGGGCGCAGTACCGGGCCAACGCGAGTTTCGTGATGAATTCCAAGACCGCCGGCGTGTTGCGCAAGATGAAGGATACCGATGGCCGGTTCCTGTGGTCGGACGGGCTGGCGGCGGGCGAACCTGCGCGGCTGCTGGGGTATCCGGTGCTGATCGCCGAGGACATGCCGGACGTGGCCAGCGACGCCTTTGCGGTGGCCTTCGGCGATTTCCGCGCCGGCTATACCGTGGCCGAGCGGCCGGATCTGCGGGTGCTGCGCGACCCGTTCAGCGCCAAGCCGCATGTGCTGTTCTACGCCACCAAGCGCGTGGGCGGCGACGTGAGCGATTTCGCCGCGATCAAGCTGCTGAAATTCGGCACCGTGTAACGCGGGCCGGATCGCGGCGCCGGGAGACCGGCGTCGTGGCGGGCGCGCACCGGGATAACCCCCGTGTTGTCTAGCTGCTCGCCTCCGTCCGAGCGACACGGGGGCACGGTGCGCGTCCGTGCGGACGATCGGAGCGGGGCCGGTCCATCGGCCCGGAACATCGGAGAAGGCGAATGATGTTGAGCGAAGAGGGCACGATCGCGGAAAGCGCGCTGCCGGTGGTGCAGTTCCGGTCGCATCTGCGGCTGGGCAGCGGGTTCGGCGAGGACGGGCTGCAGGACGGGTTGCTGACCGGGTTTCTGCGCGCGGCCATCGCCGCCATCGAGGCGCGCACGGGAAAGATCCTGTTGGCGCGGGATTTCAGCTGGGTCGTTCATGCCTGGCCGGACCCGGAGGGGGCGCGGTTGCCGGTGGCGCCGGTGGAGGCGATCACCGCGGTGGTGCTGGTCGATGCGCAGGCGGTGGAGACCGTGGTGACGGCGGATCGCTATTGGCTGGAGCAGGACATGCAGCGGCCGGTGTTGCGGCCCAGGGGGGCGGTGTTGCCGACGATTCCGACCGGGGGGCATGCGCGGATCGCGCTGCGCGCCGGGATGGCGGTGGATTGGGGCGGCTTGCCGGCCGACCTGGGCCAGGCGGTGCTGTTGCTGGCGGCGCATTACTATGAATACCGCGAGGAAACCGCGCTGGCGGCGGGCTGCATGCCGTTCGGCGTCAGTAGCCTGATCGAACGCTATCGCCTGCTGCGGCTGAGCGTGGGGGCGGCGCGATGAGCGCGCCGGTGCTGACCCGGCGGCTGGTGCTGGAGGCGCCGGTGCGGGTGCCCGATGGCGCCGGCGGCGTGATCGAGAGCTGGGCCAGCCTTGGCACGCTCTGGGCCGAGGTGCGGCCGCGCAGTGGGCGCGAACGGGCGCAGGCGGGCGAGCCGGTCTCGACCATGGGGTATCGCATCGTGGTCCGCGGCGCGCCGGTGGGCTCGGTGCAAAGGCCGGCGCCGGAGCAGCGGTTTCGCGACGGGGCGCGGCTCTATCTCATCCGGGCGGTGGCCGAGCAGGAGCCGGCGGGGCGCTACCTGCCCTGTTATGCGGACGAGGAGGTGGCGGCATGAGCTATGCGATGGCGGCGCCGTTGCAGGCGGCAGTGTACCAGCTTTTGTCCACGGACTCCGCGCTGACGGCACTGGTGGGCGGCGCGATCCATGACGGGTTGCCGGCGGGGCCGCTGCCCGAAACCTATGTCAGCCTTGGCCCCGAGGTGGTGCGCGACAGCTCCGACCGGGACGGTGCCGGGGCGCTGCATCGGTTCACGGTGTCGGTGATCAGCGAGGCGGAGGGGTTTGCCGCGGCGAAGGCGGCGGCGGCGGCCATCGGCGCGGCGTTGGTGGATGCGACGCCGGCGCTGAGCCGGGGTCGCGTGGTGGGGATCTGGTTCGAGCGCGCGCAGGCGCGGCGGACCGGCAGCGCCGGGCAGATCCGGCGCATCGACCTGAAATTTCGTGCCCGCGTCGAAGACGCATAGGCGGACCAGGACAGGAGGCGGCAAATGGGTGCCCAGAACGGCAAGGATCTGTTGATCAAGGTGGACATGACCGGCGACGGGGTGTTCGAGACCATCGCGGGGCTGCGCGCCACGCGGGTGAGCTTCAACGCCGAGAGCGTCGATGTGACCAGCCTGGAAAGCCAGGGCGGCTGGCGCGAACTGCTGTCCGGCGCGGGGGTGAAATCAGCGGCCATCTCGGGCGCGGGCGTGTTCAAGGACGCCGGAACCGACGAACGCGCGCGGCAGTTGTTCTTTGACGGGGAGGTGCCGGATTTCCAGGTGATCATTCCCGATTTCGGCATCGTCGAGGGGCCGTTCCAGGTCACCGCGCTGGAATATGCCGGCAGCCATGACGGTGAGGCCACCTACGAGATGTCGATGGAGAGCGCCGGCGTGCTGGTGTTCACGGCGGTCTGAGCGATGGCGAACCACGTAGTCAATCCCTGGGCGGGCGAGGTGGCGCTGGTGATCGGCGGTGAGCGGCGGGTGCTGAAGCTGACGCTGGGCGCGCTGGCGGAACTGGAGGAGTCGCTGGGCGAGGATACGCTGGTGGCGCTGGTCGGACGGTTCGAGGGCGGGAGGTTTTCCAGCCGCGATCTGTTGGCGCTGGTTCTGGCCGGGTTGCGCGGCGGTGGCGCCGAGATGGGCCCCGAGGACCTGATGCGGGCCGAGATCGAGGGCGGGCCACTGGCGGCGGCGCGGGCGGCGGCGGACCTGCTGGCGCGGGCGTTCACGGTGCCGGGCCAGGCATGAGCGGGATCGACTGGCCGGTGCTGATGCGGGCCGGGATGCAGGGGTTGCGGCTGTCGCCCGAGGCGTTCTGGCGGCTGACCCCGGCGGAACTGGCGCTAATGCTGGGTCAGGGACAGGGCGCGATGCCGATGACGCGGGCGGGGCTGGCGGCGCTGGAGGCGGCCTGGCCCGATGCGAAAGGGGAGGCGGATGATGGCGGACGACGGGGCGATTGACGATCTGGCCATGGCGGCAGAGGGGCTGGAGGACAGCCTGGGCGGCGCCGTGGGCATGGCGGCGCAGTTCGAGACCGAACTGGCGCGGATGCGCACGGCGCTGGCGGCGACCGGGCGCGACGTGGCGACCTTGGAGCGCGGCTTCTCGCGCGGGTTGCGGCGCGCTTTTGACGGGGTGGTGTTCGACGGCAAGAGCCTGTCGGAGGCGCTGGACGGGTTGGCGCAGACAATGGTGCGGACGACCTATTCCGCCGCGATCCGGCCGGTGACCGATCATTTCGGAGAGCTGCTGGGCGACGGGGTGCGCAGCCTGGTCGAGGGGTTGTTGCCGTTCGGGAATGGTGCGGGGTTCGCCCAGGGCCGGGTGATGCCCTTTGCCAGCGGTGGCGTGGTGCGGGGCGCGACGCTGTTTCCGATGCGCGGGGCGACCGGGCTGATGGGCGAGGCGGGGCCGGAGGCGATCCTGCCGCTGGCACGAGGGCGCGACGGCAAGCTGGGCGTGCGTGCGGGGGCGGGCGGCAACGCGGTGAACGTGGTGATGAACGTCACCACCCCCGATGTGACCGGGTTCCAGCGCAGCCGGGGCCAGATCGCGGCACAGATGCGCCGGGCATTGGCGCAGGGCGGACGGAATCTTTGAGGCGGGGAAAGAGCGATGGATTTTCACGAGGTGCGGTTTCCCGCCTCGCTGAGCTTCGGCTCGGTGGGCGGGCCGGAGCGGCGGACGGATATCGTCACGTTGGCCAACGGGTTCGAGGAGCGCAACACGCCCTGGGCGCATGCGCGACGGCGCTATGACGCGGGATTGGGGATGCGCTCGCTGGATGACGTGGAGGTGCTGATCGCCTTTTTCGAGGCGCGGCAGGGGCAGATGTACGGATTTCGCTGGAAGGACTGGTCGGATTACAAATCCGGCCGGGCGCGGGCCGAGGTGCGGTTCGACGACCAGGAGATCGCGCGGGGCGACGGGGCGACCACGGTGTTTCCCTTGCGCAAGGTTTATCGCTCGGGCGATCACAGCTATGCCCGCCCGATCACCAAGCCGGTGGTGGGCACGGTGCGGATCGGCCTCGCGCAGGACGAATTGCAGGAGGCGGTGGATTACACCGTGGACACCGCCACCGGGCTGGTCAGTTTTGCCCATCCGCCGGCAACGGACGTGGCGGTGATGGCCGGGTTCGAGTTCGACGTGCCGGTGCGGTTCGACACCGACCGCATCCAGACCAGCGTGGCGAGTTTCCAGGCCGGCGACGTGCCGAACGTGCCGGTGGTGGAGGTGCGGGTATGACGGTCGGCATGAGCGATGCGTTCCGCGCCCCTGTGGAAAGCGGGGTCACGACGCTGTGCCGGTGCTGGGCGCTGACCCGGGCCGACGGGGTGCAAATGGGCTTTACCGATCACGATCGGACGCTGGCGTTCGACGGTATCACCTTCAGGGCCGAGACCGGGTTGTCGGCGCAGGCGGTGCAGCAGGCGACCGGGCTGGCGGTGGACAATACCGAGGCGATCGGCGCGCTGAGCGATGCGGGGTTGCGGGAAGATGAGATCGAGGCCGGCCGCTTTGACGGGGCAGAGGTTCGGGCCTGGCTGGTGAACTGGGCCGATGTTTCGGTGCGTTGGTTGCAGTTTCGCGGCACGCTGGGCGAGATCCGGCGCGGCGGCGGGGCGTTCCATGCCGATCTGCGCGGGCTGACGCAGGCGCTGAACCGTCCGCTCGGGCGGATCTATCAAAAGGCCTGCACCGCCGTGCTTGGCGATGGCGATTGCCGGTTCGACCTGGAGACGCCCGGCTATGCCGAGGAACGGGCGGTGGCAGAGGTCACCGAGGCGCGCCTGTTCCGCTGGGGCGATCTGGCCGGGTATGAGCCGGGCTGGTTCGCGCGCGGGCGTCTGGAGGTTCTGAGCGGCACGGCAAAGGGGCTTTGGGCGGTGATCAAGCGCGACGAGAGCGATGGGCAGGGGCGCCAGATCGCCCTGTGGGAGCCATTGCGCGCCGAGGTGGCGCCCGGAGACATGGTGCGGCTGGAGGCCGGCTGTGACAAGCGGATGGAAACCTGCCGTCTGAAGTTCAACAACCTTCTGAACTTTCGGGGGTTTCCGGACATCCCGGGCGAGGATTGGGTGGTGGCGGTGCCGAAATCGACCGGGCCCAACACCGGGGGCAGCCTGCGGTGAGCGGCGGGAGAGCGGATGTGGTCGCGGCGGCGCGCGGCTGGCTTGGCACGCCCTATCGCCACCAGGCGGCGGTCAGGGGGGCCGGGGCCGATTGCCTCGGGCTGGTGCGCGGGGTCTGGCGCGAGGTGTGCGGCGGCGAACCCGCCGCGGTGCCGGCCTACACGATGGACTGGTCCGAGCCGCAGGGGGAAGAGCGGCTCTGGGCGGCGGCGCGCTTGTACCTGGTGGAGAAGTCCGGGCCGCGCCTGCCCGGTGACGTGCTGTTGTTTCGGATGCGGGCCGGATCGGTGGCCAAGCATCTGGGCATCCTGTCCGAGGTCGGGGCGGTGCCGCGTTTCGTGCATGCCTATGCCGGGCGCGGCGTGGTGGAAAGCCCGCTGAGCGCCCCCTGGGCGCGGCGGGTGGTGGCGCGGTTCGGGTTTCCCGACGGTAACTCAGGCAAGGAGGAGCGCTGATGGCGACGATACTTTTGTCCGCGGCGGGGGCGGCGATCGGCGGTTCGGTCGGCGGCACGCTGGCAGGGCTGTCCTCGGTCGTCATCGGCCGCGCGGTCGGGGCGACCATGGGTAGACTGATCGACCAGCGCCTGCTGGGGCTGGGGGCTGACCCGGTGGAGACCGGGCAGGTCGACCGGTTCCGCCTGATGCAGGCCAGTGAAGGCGAACCGATCGCGCAGGTCTATGGCCGGATGCGGGTGGGGGGACAGGTCATCTGGGCCTCGGATTTCCAGGAGACCAAGACCACGCGGGGCGGCAAGGGCGGCGCGCCGTCGACCAAGGTGACCGAGTACAGCTACTCGGTGTCGCTGGCGGTGGCGCTCTGCGAGGGGGAGGTCCTGAGTGTCGGGCGGGTCTGGGCCGATGGCGAGGAAGTCTCGCGCGCCGATCTGAACATGCGGGTCTATCCCGGCAGTGCCGATCAGCTGCCCGATCCGGTGATCGAGGCGATCGAGGGGGCGGGCATGGTGCCGGCCTATCGCGGCACTGCCTATGTGGTGATGGAGGATGTGGACCTGTCGCCGTTCGGCAACCGGGTGCCGCAACTGTCCTTCGAGGTGCTGCGGGGGGAGCAACCGGGGGCGCGGGGCTTTGATTTCGATCCGGAGCAACTGGTGCGCGGGGTGGCGCTGATTCCCGGGACGGGGGAATATGCGTTGGCGACGACCCCGGTCTTCTACGGCGACGGGCCGGGCAGCAGCTGGGCGGCGAACCAGGCGACGCCCTCGGGGTTGGCGGATTTCCCGCGCGCCTTCGAGCAACTGTCCGAGGAAATGCCGTCCTGCGAGGCGGTGTCGCTGGTGGTGTCGTGGTTCGGCGGCGATCTGCGCTGTGGTCACTGCCAGGTGGTGCCCAAGGTCGAGCAGAAGGAGGCCGAGGGCGAGGGGATGCCCTGGCAGGTTGCGGGACTGACGCGGGCGGCGGCGGATGAGATCGCGCGGGAAGAGGATCGCCCGATCTATGGTGGCACCCCGGCGGATGCGGCGGTGGTCGAGGCGATCCGGCACACGCGCGCCGCCGGGAAACGGGTGATGTTCTATCCCTTCATCCTGATGGATCAACAGGCGGGCAACGGGTTGATCAATCCCTGGACCGGGGAGGAGGAGCAGCCGCATCTGCCCTGGCGCGGGCGGATCACGCTTTCGGTGGCGCCGGGGCTGGCGGGCAGCCCCGATGGCACTGCGGCGGCGGATGTCGAGGTTGCGGCGTTCATGGGCACGGCCACGGCGGCGGATTTCACCACCGGTGACGGGGTGGTCTCCTATTCCGGCCCGGAGGAGTGGGGGCTGCGGCGGTTCATCCTGCACTATGCGGCGCTTTGCGCGGCGGCGGGGGGCGTGGATGCCTTTTGCATCGGATCGGAACTGCGCGGGCTGACCCAGATCCGGGGCGCGGCGGGCTTTCCCGTGGTGCAGGCGCTGCGCGATCTGGCGGGCGAGGCGCGCATGCTGCTGGGGCCGGAGGTCAAGCTTGGCTATGCCGCCGACTGGTCGGAGTATTTCGGCTACATGCCGCAGGATGGCAGCGGTGATCGGTATTTCCACCTCGATCCGCTCTGGGCCGATCCGCAGGTCGATTTCGTGGGCATCGACAATTACATGCCGCTGTCGGACTGGCGCGAGGGAGTTGACCATCTGGACGCGCGGGCGGGGTGGGAGAGCATCTATGACCCCGCCTATCTCGACGCCAACGTGGAGGGCGGCGAGGGATTCGACTGGTATTACCATTCGCCCGAGGCGGAGGCGGCACAGATCCGCACGCAGATCACCGATGGCGACCATGGGGAGCCCTGGGTCTGGCGCTACAAGGACCTGCGCGGCTGGTGGGAAAACGATCACCACGAGCGGATCGGCGGGGTGCGCCAGGTTTCGGCGACGGCGTGGGAGCCGGGGATGAAACCGATCTGGTTCACCGAGCTGGGCTGCGCCGCGATCGACAAGGGCACCAACCAGCCGAACAAGTTCCTTGATCCGAAATCCTCGGAATCGACGCTGCCGAAATACTCCGACGGCCGGCGCGATGACCTGATCCAGTCCTGTTACCTGAGGGCGCAGCTGGGCCATTGGGACAAGGCCGGGAACAACCCGGTATCGGAGGTTTATGGCGCACCGATGCTGGACCTGTCGAACGCCTATGTCTGGGCCTGGGACGCGCGCCCGTTGCCGGCCGTGCCCAATCGCAGTGACCTGTGGAGCGACGGCGAAAATTGCCGGCGGGGACATTGGCTGATCGGGCGGGTGGGGCAACGGACGGTGGCCTCGGTCAT